TGCAGAAGGCCAAACACTGTATCTACTCTTGACTTTCTTATAACAGGCATCTTTCTCACCTGCTTTTTCTACTACAGTTTCTTCAGTCTTCACGTTAATTGCCTTCCCTTTTCTATCTGGATTTGGATCTTGACGTTGCTTTCTATTAAATGCTTTTTTCTTTTCCTTATCATCTAAATTTGCGGCCATTTTGCTGGATCCGCATTTTGGTTTTGTGGTTTGTCCTGGTTGTTTGGCACAGGGTTTTCCGGCATACTTGCCACCTAATTGGACCCAACCAGGTGTTCCATCAGATGATTTACTCTTACCATACCAGTCACTCAAAGACTTATCACCACTTTTCGATTCACTTACTCCACCACCATCTCCACCACCATTACCATTTCCATTACCATTTCCATTCTCTCCATTATCACCATCTTCTCCAGATTCTTCTCCATTTTCTTTGCGAAGATATCCACTAGAAGCAACACGATATCCTAATGGAATTCGTTTACACTTTTTATCAGTATAACAATAATAATATCCTTGCTTACACTTTTTCATCGACGAAAAGTAGATTACTCTTTATTATTTAGAAAACCTTGCTTAAGCATTTTTTGAAGTTCTGATGTTGATCCAACAAACACTGCATTATTGGTAACATTATTTGTAGTTTTCTTATCCTCATCTTCTACATCTTTAAGTTTCTTTTGTAAATCAATCAATTTATCGGTAGTATCAGCAACACTCTTAATCAACTGCCCTGCGACCTCGTATGCCCTTGGACTGCCTCCTTCCCCTGCTACCTCCATAATGCCATTGATTGCCTCCTGACCCTTCTCTATGAGGGAGTAGAGGTTCGCACGACTATAGACATAATCCTTCTCTATATCATCATCCTTAGATTTTATAATCTCTGGTTTTTTGATTGGTTTTGACTCTACAATATCACTATTAATATTCAGAGCCTCATCGATTGAATCATAATTATTATTCATAATTAAATATCCTCTTGTCTTGAAGGGCTATAGTTTTTACTATCACCAAAATCGTACCAATTCTCATCAAATCCAAAATCATCAGTTGGACCTGCTGTTATTGGATCTGGGGTAACAGTGTATCTAACCTCACGTTTTGCTGTTTGTATATTTGTATCTGTATAAATGTCTGCCTGAACTTTTTTAATAAGTCCTTCAGAAGATTCTGCGATTGGACCGAATAGATATGTTTTTGCAGTAAATCTTAACGTATATATTAAAGCCCTTCTTGTTTGAAATGATCCTTCATAATCATCCTGAAAATTTATACTATCCAAAACAATTGGAATATCTCTTTTTTCACCAATAGAACTTACCAAATCTACAGTTAAATTAAAAGATGGTTGAAAAAATGGCAAAATTTGTTCTATAATTTGCAACGCATCATCATTTAATTTGCTAAAAATATTCAATTCAAATGTCAAATTATAAGGAACTGGCATAAAAACCTTTTTCATTTTGCTGTCAGTATTATCGACAGCTTTAAAAGTTTGTGTTATTCCAGTTTTTCTAGTAGAATCATATTCAATTCCACTCATTTCAAAAGACATTCTAGGTAGAGTAATCGCAATTGATTTTGTCAACTGTTCTTGCTCTTGAATTTTTGCTAAAAACTTTTGCATTGGTCCATAGGAAATACCAACTTTAGTTTCATCTAAAATACTTCCATCACTTTTGGTATGTCTAATATAAACATCATTAAATAGTGTTCCAAAACTAATTATAGTTTTTCTAATAATTTCGTGGTAAAAGTATGTTCCTAACATTAGTAATTTCCAAATGGATTTGATTCTGTAAAGTCTAGTATATTGTCTGCCTCAAGTTCTATCCCCTCATTAATATCATAGGGATTATCATAGCTATCAGTATTGTAACTTTGGACAACATACTTAGCAAGAGAACTTGATCCTACAATAATCTCACCAGCAATAAACTTACCTGTATTTAGTGATACTCGTAGATTAGTAGTTGTTACTGCATTTCCAGATGATGGTATATCTACTCTAAAATCCCTGACCCTTCCAGTTGTTCCTGAAGTCTGTCCAATAACTTCTTCATTATATTGGAAAGTACCTACACCAACAGTTGCAAATCCAGTAAATTGTATGGTAGGAGGAGAAGTATATCCAAACCCACCTTGAGTGATTCTTAATGTATCAATAGAACCTGTATTATCAATTGTTGCAATAGCGGTAGCAGATGTTCCAATTCCAATAGGAGCAGAAATTGTAACATTTGGTGCAGAACCATATCCTCTACCACCATTCGTAATCGAGACAGAATTTACACTAAATTCTGTAGTTCTAAAGGGATCTGTAGTGCCAATAGAGCAGGTAACAGCAGCTCCAGATCCACCTCCACCAACAATTGTAATTGATGGTGGTTTGATATATCCAGATCCTCCATTAGTTATTTCAAGTCTTTGAATGGATTGAATATTTCCTTTACTTGTGGTAATTGCAACTGCAGTTGCTCTTACATCTCCTCCAGAAACGTCTGGAGGATCAGAGAATGTCACTGTTGGTATTGATGTATATCCAGCACCATCATCATTGAGAAATAATTTATTTATAGAACCACTAGCAATTGTTGCACTAGCAGTTGCCGTAATTGCAGTTCCAACTAAAACTAGTGAAGTAATATACCCTTCATCTTCCACAGTATTATCAACTTGCTCAATATTAGTATCAATAAGTTCATTCTCATATTCATAAAGTTCGCAACTTAATTCATAAACATAATTTTTTCCCAATTGATAAAATGGTTTTTCAGATTCTACTCTTTTAATTTCAAATAATCTTTCTCCAAGTGGGAAATAAATTAAATCTCCTTCTTTTGGTCTTGTTATTAAATCTGCAAAATCATATTCAGTAATTCTTCCTTCTCTAATTCCTGAAGAAATACCCTCTAAAAATGGAGCAACAAATTCCTCGTATCTTTCTCTGGATATTGTTAAAGTTACTTCATTTTTTAATCTAAGACCAAATTTAGTCATTATGTCACTATCTGGAGCATATCCATCATAATTATTAATATATGCCTCCATCATAAAAACATCATCAAATTTTGATGATTGAATTTCACGAATTATATTATCAGTTTTAAAAATTTTTCTTGGTAGATAATATATGTCTACACCGTAAATTTTTAATTGTTCATTAATTAAATCCTGAACAAGAAATTGCTCGTTCGAAGATCCTTGAAGAAAGAATGGATTTAATGACATAATAATTATCCAATAAGGTCTAGAGGTGGCATTTCATAATCGGATGTCATCTTTTGTTTTATCTCTGCAAGATCTCTTTCCCCATCTTCATATAATTGTCTGCCATTTAATTCTGTTCCACCTGGAAGTTTTACACCTTGAAACTTAATTAAATTTTGACCCCATTGCTTTTTAACTAATGCAGTCAAGTATTGTTTTACAAAAGTATCATTATATACTTTTGAAAAATTTGTAGGATCTAATGCTCTATAACAATCTATAATTAAGTAATCTCCTGCATTTTGAGATCCCCAATCAATATCCAAATACATCCTACCTTGTCTTTTATTGAATCTAATTTGCTTATCCGTTGTCAAAAGAAAATCAATATCTTCGAGATATGTCTTAGTCATAGAATATTGTAATAATTCAACGGAATTAAAATGATACAAATCATTTAAAAATAATTGATATTTTATACTAAACATTCCACCAGAAATGGAACTAGCATCAAATTTAAATACCTTTTCTATTCCTATTACAGAATCTGGTACTTGAATATAATTATTATTTTCCTGAAAATTAAATTGAGTACTTACTCCTACATTGTGAGGGACTGTTGTAGTAGTAATTCCACTTACTTGAGGATCTTCTGGTCCTCTACCTCTATTAATATCATCTTGAGTTATTTTGTATTTTAAATACATTCTTTCGACACCATCAAAATGTCTTTCATTAAAAAATTGTATAGTATCATCAACTAAATCATCAATTTGCTCATCAGCAACATTAATCTCTAGTACTGGAGCCCCCAATTTTCTTAAAGAATAATCAATTAATTCTTGTCTTGTGTTTGGTTTCGCCATTAGTATATTCCTCCATCAATAAGTCCCGCAGTTAATGTTCCAGAGACAGATACATTGTTTTGGAAAGTTGATACCCCAACAAAAGTAGAAACTCCCGCCACATCTATATTTCCGTTTACATCGAGTAATGTTCCTACAGTAGAAATTCCTGTAACATTAGCATTACGTGCTGTAAATTCATCAAAAGTTAAGTCGTCACCAACAAAGAGATCACCTCCAACATAAAGATCTCCTCCTGTGGTAGTAATTCCTCCAGAAGAACTTAATGTCGTTACTCCAACAACATTTAATGATTGAGCAATATTAGTAGTTTCAAGTTCGGTACGACCGAATACATCTAAATTAACACCAACAAAAAATTGAGTTCCATTAAATGTTAAATTAACATCATCTTCAAGTTCTCCAGATGTACCAGAAATAACAACACGATCATTTGTTAAATCGGAAACCTTAGCCGTAGAAGCGACTAAACCAGAACCACCAGATACATCTAATCCCCCATTAGCATCAACAACACCAGTAAATGTAGAAACTCCAGATACTGATAAATCCTTACCCAGTATCAAATCTCCACCAGATGTCATCGTAGATGCGACACTTGGATGACCAATATTAATGCCACTTCTTGCAGTAATTAATCCTACTGCATCAATATTTGTTACATCTTCATATGTTAGAGTTCCTGCAATAGAAACGTTTGAATTGAATTTGGCATCTCCAACAAAAGTTGATATTCCACCTACAATAACTGATTGTAAGTTAGAAAAACCAGTGACTCTAAGTAATGTTCCTACAGTAGCAATTCCTGTAACATTAGCATTACGTGCTGTAAATTCATCAAAAGTTAAGTCGTCAGCAACATAAAGGTCACCTCCAACATAAAGATCTCCTCCTGTGGTAGTAATTCCTCCAGAAGAACTTAATGTCGTTACTCCAACTGTCTCAAAAGTTCCGTTAATCTTTGCACGATTTAAAACATCTAATGATGCATTAAGATCCATATTTGAGGAAAATGTGGATAATCCTGCTACTGAAAATCCATTTCCAAAATTGACTTGTTTTGCAACACCTAATCCACCAGAAATTGCTAGTGCACCAGTTGTAGGTGAAGATGAATTTGTAGTATTTGAAAATGTAACAATACCTGTTACAGTCAAGTTAGATGCATCTATTGCATCTGACATAAAAAACTTTTCTGTGGACAGATCCCATACTAGGATCATACCATCATCAGTCTTTCTACTGGAATCTACATCAGATAAATTTACTAATCGTGTAGGTGGTGCAGATGCATTAGATAAGACACGAATTACATTCTGAGAACCAATTCTGTCGTTAATATTGGGCATTACCTAGTTACTCCCCCTCGTAGTAGTGCTGTGCCTTCGACAGCTTTATACTCTCTACCAGCATTTATAATTTTTACATCATATACATATCTTCCCGGTTTCAAACTAACTGTTTGATTAGAAGTCATTGAAATTGAAATAATACCGAGATCAGGACTAGTAATTGTAGATGCAAAAGATACTGATGTAGTTGCTCCATAATGTTTCCTCAATTCTGCCGTTGATGAGGCATCGGTAAGTACTAAAGGAGCATTAGTTCTAGTATCTTCTAATTGGAAAGAAGTGTCGAAATCATATCCTTGCTCAATCACTATATTGGATACATAAACAGCCATTATTATTATTGATGCTAATATACCTTTAGCTATTTATATTATTTCACTGGGCAGTCATTTATTTAAAAAGTTTTTCAATAACTCTTTAATTTCATCTATATCTTTTCTCATATTATCAAGTTCTTTTTTATGAGATTTTTGATTCTCAATTTTTTTAATTCTTTGATTGTAAGATATAGTATCATAATTTACAATAGCTCCAGTTTCCTCATCTCTATAAAGATGAGGATGATCTTTGACCTTGGTAAGTTTATTCATTGTAATGCAATTGTTCGTAATCCTTGAATTATAGGTGAAGCAGATTGGTTTGTTCCAGACATAATAATCTTAATTCTATATCCACTGAAATTTCCAAGATCATTTGCAGTAAACTCATATTCTAAAAATTGTCCTTCTTCACTGGATGGAACTCTAACATCAGGTCTACCACTATTGAGTCCTAGTGTAACTACTCTTGTAGATCCATCAGAAGAAGACCTTAAATTATCAAATCCTGGAAACAGTTCAAAATCTTGATCAATTCCAACAGAATCATCTCTAACTAAACTGTAAAGAACTCTGATGTCGGAAGATTCTGGTCTAAATGCCGAGAAGATTACTTTTAGTGAAGATGCTTGCTGTGCAAGATTTACCATGTTCGATACATAAATCGCATTATGTGGATCATTATCAATACTTTTGACAAACTCACTAGATGCAAAATTAGTTACGGGAGCATTTAAGTCATTTGAAATAAGATCTGCAGTAACCGATCCATTATCAGTAAGATAAATTATTGGTGAAATATTTTTATCTGTGGTATTCATCGTTATAGATGCCGTCAAAGACCTTCTACCAGAAACATTTTCAAATTGGGATTGATTTAATTCATTAATCCTTGAGCATACTAATCTAGTAGTGCTGATTTTATTATTGTTATTAAGAACAACTGGTTCGAGTAAATTTAGTGGTTGGAATGATACTTCCGACCCGTCAATACTAGTTCCTGAAGTTGATCTGATTACTGCACTAGCAGTAGTTTCTTCTCCAAAAATTTCAATCGGAATATTTGGTTTAATTTCATTATATACTCTATTTTCAGAGGCTTTGATTTGTCTTCCATTATTAATAACTTCACTACGGAATGAAAGTTGTGGTGAATTTGGAGCATCAACCGATCTAGAAGTTCCATTCGCAGACCTATCAATTTCAATATAATACCTATCACTGTCAATTTGAATGTTGGTATCACTTAACCCATTAATATCATGAGTAATGTTATTAATTCTCCTTAGAGAAACGCCACCAAATTCATACTTGGATATTGTATTTCCATTATCATGCGATTGAACAATAGTATTATCAACTCCCCTAGATACAACATTTAATTGTGTTGAACTTGCAGTTGTTACTCCAACAATTTCAGATCCAATTTGGACAAAGCAAGTATTACCTGCACCACTAGCAATACCTTCAAAGGTTTCAAATACTGAAGTATTTACAACTGTAATTTGATTATCTGTTGAACTAAAATTACCTGTTAAAGTAGTCGGAGTAGTATCAGTTTCAATATCAGAGATTGTCAATTTATTATTCTTAGAGTACATTCCATGATTGAAATGATTTACTTCTAAGAAAGAACCAGAATTTAAATTAGTTCCTTCCGTATTGCTAGTTACTTGAGTTGAACCCAAAGAAACGATTGTTGTAGCACCACTATAGTAACTCAGTCCCGATCCTACGGCACTATCAAATTGTCCCTGAACATTTCCAAGATATAATGTATCAACACCAGTAATCGATGCAATCGTAATAGTAGAATCTCTTCCAGTTCCTGAAGATACGGAACTAGTTACAATTCCAACCACATCACCAACTTGATAACCATTACCATTGTCAACAATAGTTGGTGTTCCAGATATTGCTCCACCAGCAGCTGTGATATTGAGTTTTAATCCACTTCCTTGACCAACAATATTGTAAGTATCTACACTTGCATCAGTAACATAATTTGCTCCAGTTGTCGTTACATTAATTGTAGCAACAGAACTTCCTGCACCAGTAATATTACCAAATGTTCCTGCGTTAGTTCCAGCAATTTTTCTGCCGACGTTCAAAGCACTAATTACAGAAGAATTTGTTGTAGTTGTAATGCCAAGAGTAGTAGTTTTTGGTAGAGAAATTAGAGAAATATTTGATTGACTTGGCAATATTGGCGAATTTCCAAAATATGCTATACCGAAAGTGTTTGGAGTAAATTCTGCTTTATATAATTTAAATTTGAGGTCAGATTCTTGTGCAGGAGTCCAAATTGATCCATTTTGAGATTTGAAGAGACTTCCGATTGCAAATTGCTTAGAGTATCTAACTGCCTCGGCATCAGGTAAATTTTGAGTGTTTACCGTCTTCTCACCCATCTTTGCAGTCCATACTTCATACTCATCTGTAGTTGGAGCAATTAGAACTAATGCATATTCTCTTCCTGGTGGTAAGAAAATAGGAGTTGGGAAAGTAACTGTTGTGGCAACATCCGCAGTATCGGAAATTGTAATATCCGATGGTTCCAATGATACAGAATTTCCTCGTCTTGTAAGTGTAGGAGTACCCAATTCCATATCTCTAATTTCTACTTCAAGTGCATCTTGCCCACTTGGTTTATTGCCAAAGAACAAATCGACTTTCGTCAGTAAAACTCCTTTTTTGTCATTAGATGGATTGTATTCATTTGGTGCTTCAATATTTCCACCAACCGTAAAAGATTGTGCTAAAGGATCTCTTCTTACAACTCTGGTTATTGTAGTTGTGATAAGATTTTGTATTTGTCTTGTAACTTTAATTCCAGTTGCAGTAAATGTCGCACTACCATTTGAACCAAGTTTGCTTCCTGGTAATGGTTTTTTATTTTCAGAATCGCTTGTTATCGTATATGTTTTAACTCCAGTTTTTATTCTTGGATCTGGAGCTGGAGTTCTATTTGGATCTTTAATAAAGAAAGATCCCGTAACAAAACCATTTTCATTGGTGATTATTCTTTTATCCTTAACAAAGGCAATTGCTCCACTAGATTGTCCAATGAGTTTCGCACCTTTTACAATATATCCATAAAATCTTTCCTCTGATCTATTAGTGAGAGAATCTATGTCAATATTGAGTACCTTAGAAGATTGACTGTATGAAGATTGAACTATTTCAGATCTTGCATACGGATTTAAACTATAAGTTTTTGATGGTGTAGTATAATTTCCTTCCCTATGGTTAGATTGAGCTAATCTGAACGAACCTATAGTAATTCCGTTTTTTTGTGCTACTATAGTTTCACCTTCAGAGAAAGAATTTTCGGAAGATCCATAATTTTGTAGTGAAGAATCTGTTGCAATTTCAAGTAGTTTGGGAACAAAATCAACATTACTATGATTACCTAAAAATTGATAGTGTCTAGTAAATGGTTTTAAAAGAGTGCCAGTAAAAGTTACATTTCTTGTCCAAATATACTTTTCATTTTCGGATGAAATAATAACATCTGTTCTTGTTGTTGAAGTTGATGTTATTGTCCTATTGTGTCCTCTAAATTCCTCAATAGTTCTTCTATTAGTTCTTCTTTTAGTTGTTTCTGGTAAATAAACTGTTCTGGTCCAACTCCAAGAGGGTGGGTTTAACTTAATCTGACCATTATAATCGATCACATGAAAAGGATTGACATTTTCTACACGAGTAGCTAACTCCTGATTAATCCAATCAACACTATTATATTTGAGTGTAATTATATCCCCAGTTTTCTGAGTATTAGAATCTAAAAGAGTATAATCAGTACTGAAGTCTACTCCCTCTGTTAAGGGAAGTGGAATAAGACTTACACTATTGCTTAATTTTCTTGGTTTTAATTCATTAGAATCTACTTCTGCAGAAGTCAGATTACCATTTAGTAAAGTTCTATCTGCAAAGTCATCAACAAAGAATCCTGATTTAAATCTATTATTTCCATCAGCATCTTCAATTCTAAGTGCTTCAGTATTAATCTCTAAAAGAGAAAGTGATGCAACTCTTTCTAGATTTTCTACCCTATCTTCGAGAGTACCAATATCTCTCATTGTATATCTTCTATTATCGATGAGAGTTATTTCTGCATCATCGACATTATACAAATATGCAGGAAGTGAAATTTCTGCAATTTGCATCAAATCATCACTAGCATTTTCTGGTGGATTTGGATTTAGTGATGAAATTCCTTTGGTTACAATAATACCAGAGAATTTATCT